TGGCTTTGGCTTCTTACTAATAGTGTGTCTCTTTCGCTGGCGAACCTTGCGTCCAACTTCTTCAAGCCTTCTTCAAACTTTCGCTGTGCTACAAGGGAGGCACTGTCGTTTCCAAACTTACTATGAATGTCGGTGAGTGCCTTATTCACAATGAGGTGGTGGAAGGCTGCTGGGATCAGGGGAACATCATAGTCATCAACAAGAGGGCTGGGCTTGAATAAGTAGCGAAGGTGGAAGAAAGAAAGTTCCCTTGTTGCTCCTGCGACGGCGACACTCTTGTCCGTAACATTTGGTCTTGGGTAGAACTGAACCTTCTTTGATCCAATGGCTCCCTTCCAAACTTTATCCTTGTAGTTTCCTACATTGATTCCTCGCTGAATAGCAGAGGTGAAAGAAACATTTGTGGAGAAAGCAGCGTCAAGTTCGTTGATTGTTCCTATGTGGAAGAACTTGTAGCCGTCTTGGTCTGCTCTTTGTAGAGCATAATAAACCTTGAACCTCAAACCCATAGCCTCGTCGGCAAGAAGAACAGAGGTAGAAAGTGCAACATCAATAGAAGCAACGGCGGCAGTGGTGAAGCCCTTGACTTCAAGCATTCCACTTTCGGCACCTGACTCGTCAATAGCAGTTACACCAAAGTAATAAGTGCCTGCTGCTATGCCTGTCCCTGCTGTGCTGGTTATGGTTAGTCCCTGTGGAATGTCGCTCACAAACTCCTTGGAGTAAGGTGTGTAGTAGTTTGGGCGCTCTGCTGTGTTGATCCAGTTGAAGGACACAATGCCCTCGGTTCTTCTGGGAATAGACTGAACCTTGCCTCGGTGTCCGTGGTTGATTGGGTAGTTGGGAAAAGTAATGTCTTCTATTTCAATAAGGTCAGTCGGTAGGTAGTGGAACTTCTGGCGAATAAAATAAGAGGAAGAGTTCGCAGCCGTCGCTCCCTCATAAGGTCTGTCTAAAACAAAATAGTTTATGGCTGTTGATTGAAAAATGTTTTGGATCGTGTATTGGATTCCGTTTGGATCCTGCAACTCGGCACCAATGAACCTGTCTCTGTTCTCTGCCATTGTTGGTTCTGGTAGTGTGAAGTCAATAGCAACTGTTAGAGAGTCCTGTGTAAAGTCCAGCGTGTCTGTTCCTGCTGGTGTGAAGTCCCCATAATAACGAATGTCTATTTCTTTCTGGTTGAAGGTGTAAGGACGACTTGTCCAAACCTCTTGGTAGGCGTCGTTGATTATTGAGTCTATGTAGCCATTGACGGCTTGGCTGGGGACAGGTGTGTAAGAAAGTTGATTCTTAATGCGACCCCGAATCTGGGAAAGGTTCATTAGTGCAGTCTCCTAATAAATAAATGTTTTGTCTATTGCCTCAAAAAGAAACCCCCTCCCCCGAGAACCAAGAAACCGGAGGAGGGGGGAAAGCCTTGTCGTTAGGCTCTCTGTGTGTGCGGACTAACTGAATAGACCGATCACCCAAACATCAGCAACATTAGCGGTGTCGTCCTCTAACGCCTGCGCGACTGGAAGGTAGTTCGCATCCGTCGCGTCAGCGTCGTAAGGCTCGCCACGACCGGCAGTGCCAGCAACAAGTAGGTTGCCCTGTGCCGTGGTGGCGCCAACATTGGCGCCCTCTGCGTAGCCCTTGATGACAACAGTAACTTCGTCGCCGTCAGCAGCGTTCGTGCCAGTGCCGTCGTGCGCAATGCAAACGCCAATAGCCTGCTGTGTAGGAACAGCACCCGCGTCAGCGCGAACAACCTGAACAACACGGTCAGTGCCAGTCTCGGTAAGTTCAAAGCAAACGAAGTCGCCAATGGCAATCGCACCGTCCGCGATGAACTGCTCGGTTACGCGACGGTTAGAAGCAGCAACCTTGTCGTTCGCAGCGGTGAGGTATTGAATCATAGATGAAGTAGCCATTTTATTCTCCTTATCCTGCGTTGGTGATTAGCCCAGAAGAGCCAAGGTGGTTGGCAGTTAGACCGCCCATGAACAGGATTCTACCATACCTGCCGTCGTAGCCACTGATGTTCTCAAAGCCAGTGAAGGTGAAGTCTGCGCCGTCATGGACATAGAGGCAGATGCCGTCAAGGTTGAGAAGCATGAATGAGTTAATAGCATCACCAGCCGCACCGGAGGTGGGGAGGGAACGCTCTGGCATCATTACGCCTGACGAGAACTGTAATGATGTTACGCCGGAAGCGTCAAGGCTCGTAGCGTCAATGTAGCGCTCCTGTGTGAAGAGGGCGTTACGGTAGGACACATAAGCGTTGGGGCTTGCGAGCGTGAGGTGGAAGCGACCACCGTCGCCACCAGCAGGCATAACCGTAGAAGCCTTCGCCTCAATCTCAAAGAGTTGGGAAATAGCGAAAGTTCCGCCAGCAGACTCAAACTGGTTGCGAAGACCCGGAACAAGACCACGGGCAAGACCGCCCATAGTGTTGCCGGAAGCAGCACCCGGATCAACGGCTTCAAGGAGACCGGTCGCAACACCGCCAGCACCAGCAGTAAGGTTGCCGTTTAGGGTTCCCATCTCGGTGAAGGTGGAGTCATTAGCAACGATCTGCTTATTGACCTGACGCATAAGAGCAGACATAGCGTTCTTGTAGCGAGCCTCGGCGAGATCAATGATCGCCTTGTCGCCACGGTTCTCGGCTTCCTCACGCCCAGAGATAAGGACGGGGATTGCGATTCGTGTCCAGTCGTATTCAGCCTGCTCGGTGAAGTCGCGGACAGAAAGATCCAAGGCTTCCCAGCCTGAATCAAGGACAGTAACATTAGAGTGTTCGGCAGTCTCAACAGGGACGACAAGTTTGTAGCCACCGGAGAAGGACTTGACCTTCCCCAACTTACGAGCAACTGAAAGGAACGGCGTGGTCTCAAAAAGCGCCTCGCTCACCTCGTCAGCGATCTCGTAGATTGTGGTAGAAAGGATGTCGTTGCTGATGCCGGTTAGTGTAATAGGCATTAGTTTATTCCTTTATGAAAAGTTAGATTACGAGGGTTCTTGTTCTTTCTTAATGGTTGCTCGTGTTGAGTCCAAAAGCGCAAGGACAACTGGGTTGTTCTTTATGAAGCCCAGCCGTCAATAATAAAAAGGTTTGTAAAACTTTATTCGTTTTCTTCTTCTAACTCAACAAGGCTCTTTGAGAAAAAGTCTTCTAAACTTTCCTGCTCTTCTTCCTCGTAATGGACATCAGCAATCGCGGCACCAGTCTCCGTTATTACTGCCTTTGGTGGTGGTGGCTGCGTGTCCTCTGGCAGTTTAAGAATGTCTCCAATAGTTCCCTCGGTGTCTCCGCTGTAACCAGTGCGGGTCTTTCTGTAAGCCTCCATTATTGGCATCAACTCTTCTAACAACTGCGTCCTTGTAAAGGTTCGGTAATCCTTTGCGTAAGGAGGTGGGGTTTCTGTTATTTTGTCAAACTGAAAACGATCCATCTCCTTTCCTGTTTGCTTCATAGCCAACTCTGGGCTGAAAGAATAACCATGCGAACCCCAAGTTTTTAAGAAGTGTTCTGTGTCGTGCGTCGCTGTTGGTCGGTTGTATTCAATCCACTTTTGTCTTGCGTCTTGCATAGTCTTTGTGCCTATGTCTTCTCCTTTGATTACCTTCTTTAAAAAGTCTTTGCCACCTTCTCCTCGCATAAATGCTATTGTGTCTTTTTGCTTTTGCTTCTCCGCGTCTTTTATTCCATAGGAGCCCTGAACCCTTTTACCTGTAACCTCATCATAGCCTTCTCCCGCTCTGTGATCCAGTTGCATAGCAAACAAGGGAGCCTCAATAGCGACGACCTTTGCTACATCCTTCTCGCCTCTTCTACCGGGCTCTTGGATCGCTCTTGCCAGTTGGTAAAGAGCCTCTGGCTTTACTCTTGTGTAAGGCGCGTTTTCGTTGAACTTTACTTTTAGTTTTAGTGTCTCAAAAGTGTAAGGTTCGCCCTGTGCGTCCTTGACACCAGCAGCCTCTAATGCCTGTAAAAGCCTTGGGTCTTCATCTGCTATGCCTGCTTGGATTGTTGTTTCCAAACGGTTTGGCTGCATCATAGTGTAATAAGTTGCTCTTTGTTTTTCAAACTTGGCTTTTTCCGTTGGCGTCAAGCCCTTCTTTTCTTGCTGCAAAGCAACTATTTTTGCTGGCACCTGCTCCATTCCAATAAGAAACAAATAAGCCCTTGCGTCTCCCATGTCGTCAAAGACCTTTTGTGCTTCTATGGCGACTTCATTCAAACGGGTTTTCTCACTCATCTTTCGCCTCCTTCTTTGCCCATTCTATTCGGGCTTTGGCAATCTCTAAATAGTCTTCGTTCATTTCAATCCCAATAAAGTCTCTTTCTTCCAAGACAGCAGCCATTCCGGTTGTGCCTGAACCCATAAAGGGGTCAAAGCAGATTTCTCCGGGTGGTGTAATAAGACGAATCAAATAGCGCATAAGAGCAATAGGTTTGACTGTGGGGTGGTTGTTCTTTCCCGCTACATTCCTTTCCTTCTTGCTGACCTTGGGACAATAGAAGAAGCGGCTGGCTTCCTTACTCTGCTCGTCAAGCATCTTACCTGACTCTTCATCAATCATAACATTTGCGGGGAAGCGACCTGTTGCGGCTGGGGTAGTGTAGCCTTTCTTTTCCCAACCAATAGCAGTAGTCTCTGTCTTGGTTGTAATAGCGGGCATCTGCTCTGTTCCTACCCTACAACCCTCTATGTTGATTCCACCAACGCCCCACTTCAAAACATTCTTGGCTACGGTTAGTTTCTTCTCAATAGGCTTTCTCGCAATAATGATTGGCTCGTAGGCTGGTTTGAGTGCTGTGCCCCAACCTTCCCATTTACTATTGCCTTTTGTTATTATGCCTGAACCTTTGCCTCCCTGAAACCCTAACTTGTAAAGAGCATCAGTCTCTCTGTGGTTTGGGTTGTTTCCAACTACTTCTCTTTTATTGCCCTCCAACTTGTCAATAGCCTTTCCTATGTTGTGTGATTTAGGAAATCCGCTTCCATAGAGCCACATCATAGTGTCCCTGATCTCAAAGCCAGCGTCTTCCATAGCAACCATAACTCTATGGTGTGTTCTGCTGTGTCCAAAAATAGCACAGTGAGCACCGGGTTTTAGGACTCTTTTTACTTCTAACCAAAACTCTTTCTTTCCTACTGGGGATTCTTGGTTGTCCCACTTCTTATTCATAAAGTCAATAAGGTAGGGTGGATCACTTACAATAGAACCTACGCTGTTGTCTGGGAGGGTTTTGATCTTTTCAAAGCACTCACTCAAATAAAGTTCATTTAGCATTCTGGTTCTCCTCTGTCTGTTCTTGGTTCTACTGAACCCTTCAAGGTTGTTTCTATTTCCAACATAAGTTCATCAAAGTCTCTATTGATTACCTTGTGTCGTAAGTTGTTTGCTTCATTTACAAGTTTTCTTTTCCAAAGAGAAATAAGTTGGTTGTCTTGTAAGTCTGGTAGGCTTTCAGCCTCTCTAATAAGTTTGTCTAAAAAATCAATAACTTCTTGGTTCATTACATTTCCTCCTATTCATAAATGTCTTCTGCTGCTGAAATAATAGCATTTAGAATGTCTTCCAAGTCCAAAGTTATTTCAGTCAGTTCTGTCAAAGAAAGTTTAGTTTCTTCAAATGTCTCTTTGTTTTTAGTTATTTTCTCTAAATAAAGTCTTCTCAAACCAAACCAAGTTAGTATTTGTTGGTGAGAGAATAATCCTTGTTCAGTCATCATTTTTGTTTCCTTGTTGGCTTGCTGCTTATTATTCCTTCCAGTCATAATAAGACACATCTACGATCCTCAAATGAAAAAGAAAACTAAAATAGTTGATCTTTTTTTGTGAGCGACTGAATAGAACCTTCGTTGTTTCTGTATTCTTTCCAGTTCAAATAAGTTCCGTCTTTATTGTTTGCCTCATAAGTTTCTTTGAATGTCTCCCACAAAGAACTAACAAGGATCATTAGAAGACCTTGTTCAACATTGTATTTTACTGAAATAGTTTGGAAGGTGTAGGTGTTTCTGTTTGAGTTCCAAGTCTCTAATAGTTCAGGTTTGATTATTTCTTCCAGCGTCCTAACATCATAACGAGTGTAGTTAGTTCTTCTTGGCACCCCCATCCAGCCTCCTCTTATGCTTTCTTGTTGGTCTTTGCTTATTGTTGCTCGCAGGCTACACAACAATAAGACACATTTGACTTGTCAAGTAGAAAAGAATCCAGCAACTTTCTTTGACCTTTTTGGTTCAGCAATAACCTTGACGGGTCAATAGACAAACATTTTGTAATAACTTCTACTTGACATTTAGAAAAGAAATGAGTAGAATAATAACATAACGAAAGAAAGTTGAACTTTTTGTTGCCGTTGAGTTTTGTTGAGACTACTTACTAATAGAGCAGGCAAGGAACAACCCTGCAAGGAACCAAGAACAATGAATCACAGAGACTTTATTTTTAGGAACAAGTCAGGGAGGGGCATAGCGGACTACTACTTGGCTCTACGGAAGGGCAAGAGGAGCACGCTGCTTTGGACTTACAAGCAGATTGTCTTCGCCCCAGACAACCAGAGAGACGCTGACACCATTAGAGAAGTGTCTTCCCAGTTCTTTGTTGAGTGCGTTGATGAGAATAAGTTATTTCCCATAAACAACGACAAGGCAGTAGAGCAGTATTTATTGAAGAGTTTTGAGAACTGGATCAAAAACAAGCAGCGTTATTTTAGATTGAGAAGAGAAGCCCCTGCGGTTTTCCCAGTGGAGAACGAAGAGGCACCAACACCAGAAGACAGGCTTATTGCAAAGAGAGCAAATCAAAAGGAGACAATAGCCATGAACCACGAAAAGACAAATGAAACTACTTATGTTGAGATCTCCCGCAAGGTCAGAGAACTTTGGGAGAAGCATAACGAGTGGATTCAAACAGACACCGACAAAGCCCTTGTGCTTTGGAAGGCAAGGCTACTACCAAAGGAAGTTGCCCTTGCTATTTGCGGTGTAAAGACAGAGCAGTCTCTAAACTACCGTTACAGAAAGTTAGTCAAGCGTTTCAACGCACAAGTAAAGGAGAACTAAAATGGCAAACTGGGTAAAGAACACAGTTAGGATCAACATTCCTAACGGCTTGGAAAAGCCAAGCATTTATGATTATGAAGGAAAGAACTTTGAAGTTCGTAGCAATAGCGAAGATTTTATTGAGTTTTATTTTGAGTCTCGCAACTGTCCTCCACTTACTACAAGTCAGTTCCTCATAAAGCAGGGCTACAAAGTCAGCCACGCTTTCTTTGAACCGCTGAACTCTTGGTGTGGAACCTACAACGGAAACGACGATGACGAAGATGGAAACATTTTCTATGAAGAAGAAGAGGTTGTTTGGGTTGATGAGGACGGAAACGAGGTTGATCTTTCCACGCCTCCAACTGAACCAACCAGCACAACAACATTCACAACAGACAGCGATGTCTTCACATTATTAGATTAGGAGAAATAAAAATGAATAATGAAAGCAAAGAGATCACAGACATCCCCGGTTTCCCAAACTACGGGGCAGACAGGAAAGGAAACATTTATTCTTACAACTACCGAAGAGGTGGTGAAATGAAAATGCTAAAACCCCAAAAGCACACAGAAGGTTATTCAATCGTAACCTTGTCTGTGGGGGGCAAGCAGAAAGTTTGCTATGTTCATCGCCTTATTGCGAAGACATTTATTCCAAACACGAAGAATAAAAAAATGTTAGACCACATAAACCACGACAGGAAAGACAACCGTGTTGAGAACCTACGCTGGGTTACTCGCCAAGAGAACGCTTGGAACACAAAAGCCACAGGAACAACCTTCGTAAAGAGCAGGAACTCTTGGATGGCTCGCATAACAAAGAACGGCAAGACAACCTACCTCGGGCACTTTGACACCCAAGAGGAAGCACACGCCGCCTACAAAGCAGCAAAAAAGATTCTCCATGTCGTAGAGTGAGGCGATTAGACGCCTTATTCGCCTCATAAAAAAAGCCCTCCTTGATTCACGCAAGGAGGGCTTTTGTGGAGATTATGTCTATGAATGAAAGTAAAGAAGACGATGGGGCGACCCATCACTAAACAAAACCTTTGTAAAGTCAGCCTCGCTCTTTCAGGTGGCGATACACATCCCACGCGCTTTTGAACTTTGGCTTACTCTGTGAAGTTGGCTTTCCAACTGAAACCTTGTAGCCATTGTCTCTGGCTGCCTGCTTGTAGGCTCGTAGTTCCTCTTCCTTCTTTTCCAGCAAACCCTTTGTCTGGCGACCCTTCACAAGGTAGTAAGCCTCTTCAATCTTCAACCCACGGTCTTTGATGAGGGTCTTAATGTCGTCGGCATAGTCCTTAATGTCTGGGTGCTCTCGCTCAAAGCGCTTGACCTCTTCAATCCTCTTTGACTGTGTGAGATCCTTTCTGGCTGGCTCTAAAAGTTTATTTAGTTCCTCGGCTGCCTTGGCTTGAATGAAGGTCTTCAAACCCTCTGGGTCATAAAGATCCAAGTCCTCGGGCAGTTCCATAGCCGCACGCAGTTGGTTTTCAGTGTGGCTGGAAAGCAAGGATGCCTCTCGGGCTTCCAAGTCCTTCTTCTTACGGCTCAAATCCGTTGTCTTCTTACGGTAGTCTTCTCGTAGGTTTTGGATCAACTTCTTCGCATCGCTGGGAAGTTCCTCTAAAACCTTATTGTAATCAACGCCCTTGTGCTTGTCCTGCTTGAACTCTTCGCCGGGTAGGTGCTTGTCAAGCAGAGCGTCAAGGGAAAACGCCTGCTGTGCAACGCTCTCTTGCCCCTGTGGGGCGTTTGACTTATTCTCTGGTGCCTTGACCTCGGCTTGTTCTTTGGACGCCTCTACGGGCGCGTTAGAGTGCTTCGTGTCGTTCATGGTTTATTTCTCCTATTTGTTAAAGCGATTCCATGATCGCAAGTTCTTCATCAACATCCTCGGCTGCCTCTGGCTCTTCCTCGGGCTCGGGTGTTGGCTCAACCTCTACCTCTACGCCGACAGCCACAGTTGGCTCATCGGTGCGTAGAAACTTTTGAAACTCCTTTGAGTCAATAACCTTGCCGATCTGTGCTACGGCGAGCGCAACATCAGCATCACTTACCAACTCGCTGATCTCTGGGATCTCCAAGTCGCCAACCTCTTCGGGCATAGCGGCAGCAAAAGCCTCTACTGCTGACTTGATTCCCATAAGACCCTTCACAAGATCCATAGGCATAGGCGCGTTCTTTACAGCCTCAAACTCGGTTGGGACTGAAATAGGTGCCTCTACGATCCCAGCAAACTTATTGATTAGTTTTGCTACGGACGCAAGACGAGGAGCAGAGTAGGTGCCGGTTGGTGTAACCGCCCCAAGGCTCTCGTCCATAAATGCCTGTCCTTCCTCAATAAGGGGAATAGCCTGCTTGGCTGCTCCCATAGCACGACCCTCTGGTGTGCTTTCTAACATGTCTGCCATTTTAGTTCTCCTTCGGCTGAACGCCATAGTTTTCGGGGTTGTTGCATAGGTCTCCAAGCGGAACCTGTTCCGCCCAGAAAGCCTCTGTGGCTTTGATGCGAGCACCGGTGTCTTCACCTTGCTTGTCCAAGCCATAATGTTTTAGTCTCTCTACAAACTGATCACTCTGCTTGTCTGCCTCTTCCTGTGCGCGAATGGTGTTTTCCATTCTCTCTTCAATAAAACCTTTTGGAAGATCCGATTCTCTAACAAGACCTCTTGCTTTTAGAACCTGTTCCTTATGAGCCTCACCAAAAATAGTTTGACCCAACTTTGGATCATAGTAAGTTTTATGCGAAAGACCGTCAGCCCAAGAGTTCAGGTTTGATTTGGAAAAGTTGGGAGCAGAAAGTTTTAGTCTAAACTCCTCACCTGTTTCTGGGTCAAACATCTTTTCCGGTCGGTCTTTGTAGGAACAGATCATTTCAAACGAGCGACCTGTCTCTACACCCACCCACTCATACATAGGCATTAGGCTTCCTCCATCTGCGTTGCGATCTGCTCCTGCCCTTCGCTTCTAATAGCAGCAGCGGCTCTACCACCACCGACAGGCAGTCCTGCCTCACCCATTTCGGCTGGGGCTTCGTCCTCGTTTAGACCGGGCGCTACGCCTTGTGGCTCTGCGGCTGCCTGCGTCTTCATAAAGGATTCGGGCAAATCAAAGGTGCTAATAATGTAAGAAAGTAGTTCCTCTGGTGGTGCTCCCAGTTCCCCAAGCGTAGGAATAAGTTGCATAATGGTTGCCTTCTTCACCGCTGTTGTAATAGGCGAAGAGGACTGGTCGGCAAAAGAGTAGCGGAACTTACCGGAGAAAGCCTCTGGTGAAATAACACGGGGCTTGTAGTCAATAAGAACAACCTCTCTTGTCTCGTCTGCTTCCTCGCCAGTCATAAGAAGGTGGAAAATAAGAGACTGGTAGATCTCTCCACACATTTCAATAGCCCTGTGGAAGAAGCGAGCAAGCCTTCCTATTTCACTATTCGCATAAGAAGTTAGAGCAGCGATCTCTGTGGCGCTTGCCTGTGTCGCTACGCCTCTGGTGAAAGGAGCCATAACTGAACCACGGTCAAGGTCAGCACGGATTTCAGCCTTGTAAATAGAATAGTCAGGCGAGTAGGTGGCTGTGGCGAGCGGGACAATAACATTGCGAGCATCGCTGTCAGGCGGCACATCCAACTCAACGACCGACTGGTCTATGTTCTGGGCAAGAATAGCCTTGCCCTCTTCGTCAAGCGCTCCCTTCTGTGCGACATAAATGCGTGCGTCTCTGCGAAGACCATTAGCCCAAACGGTTCGTAGGTTGTTGATTTCGTAGAGTTGGTCGTAGATCCTTGCCATAGAGGAGAAGCCTTTGAGCGGTGCCTCTGGGGAATAGGAAAGGTAAATAGGAGCAAGGGGAGGACAGGGCGAACCGTCCTGCTTGCGGAAAGGAATAGGGCTTACTGTGTCTATGATCTTGTTTTGACGCTCTGCTGACGGGGAATAGAAAATAAGTTCGTCTTCCATGAGGTCGTAGTATTCGTAGATCTCAACATAAGACAACAACTTACTTCCATCAAAACCAGCAACAGCAGCGTCATAGTCGGCGTTCTCGTAGCCGACAGAACCCTTGGCAGACTCAACATAGCGTAAGTATTCCTCCTTTGCGACAGGGTTGAACTTGACACTTGGGAACTTTTCTTTTGCCTCGTTGTAGGGCAGGAAGTAGCGGTGTCCTATGAAACGGGAAGCAGCAAAGTCCTCTGCCTCAAAATCAACGACAACATCCCAAGGATGAACGGCGCGAATAGCAACCGAATCAATAACCTTGTCTCGGTCAAGCACACCCATTTTGAAAAACGAATAAGGGTAAAGAAGTGCGTAGCGTAGTCCCTGTTCTACAATGTCAATCTTGTCGTAGAGGAAACGATTGACGACAGCCTCAACGACCTCTGGGTCGCCCTTGTTCTGTGCGTCAGCACCTACGGTTAGGGCTGGTGCCTTGGAATAAAGCGAAGCAATAAAGCCCTCAATGTAGGCATAAGCGTCCGCTGTCTCTACGGAAATAAAACTATTTCTGTTGAAGGCGTTGTCTCTTTCGCTGCCAAACATAGAGCACTTGTAGGCGCTCGTGTAGGCAGACATTCTTTCTCTCTGTCTGTCCCAGTATTCTCTATGCTGGGAAGTTAGGTAATAAAGTTCTTTTTGGTTGAGTCCCATTTAGCGTCTCCTTTTTAGAGGGTGGTTTCTCATAAGTGGGTTTATTTTGTTTGCCGTTCTTTGCTCTCGCTTGACCTGTGCGATCCACTTGTCGTAGTCTGTGCGAGGTGTGGAAACACTTTGTAGGTGGTAGAGAGCAAGGGCATAAGAAATAACACGGTCGTCGTGGGAACCCGGTGGGTGCTTTGGAGCAAGACCCTTCGGATCTTTCACAAGGTTTCTCATTTCAGCATAAGTAGGCTGGTCTAAATAAGCAATAAGGTTTTCTTCCAAGTAGGTTCGCAGGCAGTCATAGAGCATCATCTTTGACTTTGCTGTTGTCGTAAATGACTTCCAGTTCCGCCAAGAGTTATTGTTTAGAATCTCTTGGAACTGCCCGCCACCGTGGTTGTTTTCAAAAACTATTTGTGCATCAAACCTTTTGGCAAGGTTCATAGTCGCTATTGTGAAATCGTGGATGGACATTTTGTTAGACGAAAGAATAGCAACTGGGGCACTTGTAAGTTTAGAAACAACAGTAGCAACCGAATAGTCGCCCCCTACACCAGCAGCAAGATCAACACCGCAAACATAAACATCGCTGGTTTCTCTTTCGGTTATGACCTGAATAGGACTGTGCCCTATTTCTACTATGTCTAAATGCTGGAAATGTTCTTCGGCAAAGTAGTTCTCTTCGCTCAACGAGTAAGCCTCTTCAATAGTAAGAGGGAACTCACGGCGGAATAAACGCTCGTCTTTTATTTCACCAATCTTTCTACGACGCCAATAGACCTGCTCGGGTGTGAGCGAAAAGTCTTCCATTAGTTTTAGTTCTTTCGCGTCCCACTCTATTCCGCCCTTTGGTAGTTTCAGCGAGTATTGTGGGAAGGTAGTCCAAGGAAGAAAAATAACTTTCCACCTTTCGTCATAGTGATTCGTTCTTGCTATGTTGTGTAGCGCGTCTCCGTAGTGGTTGGCTGTGCTTTCCAAAATAATCTTGCCGTCGTTGGTAGAAGCAATAAGCGAAGCCAAGAACTCTTCTGGGTGGTCGTAGAAAGCAAACTCGCTGGCGTGTGCGTGGTTGAAGGTGAAGCCTCGGTTATGTCCGTCGCCTTGTGCGGACACAGCGAGAATAGTGCTGTCCGTGCTGGGAAAGACCATGCGATCAACACGCTCGGCACAGGTTCTACGAATAGGCTTTGGTAGATTATTTAGGAAACGCTTGTCTATTTTTAGAAGTTCTGTTGCGGAACCAAGTTTATTAGAGCAGAGTGCCGAGTTTATGGAACGGTTGCTCGTGTAGGTTTCCCAAAATAAAGCAGCACGACACGCGGTCGTAATGCCGAGTTGTCGTGCTTTTACAATAGCAATGCGGTCTATTTCTGGGTCGGTGATTGCTTGGATTATTTGGATCTGCTCGTCCGTTAGAACATTCCCAAAAGTTTTGTATTTGCCCTTCTTGTCTTTTATGCGAAGACGAGAAACAAACTCCACCGGATCGGAGAGCACCTTGTCTATGGCTGGATTCATTTATTAGTTTTTTTAGAAACTGAAACAAGCCAAGTGTCAAGGGCAGAGGAACCGTTGGCGTCTTCCAACTGCGTTCCTCGGTAAAGAACAAGCAAAGAAATAAGATCCTGCACCTTCGCGCTCTTCCAGTCTTCTTCGTCAAACTTCTCAATAAGAGCGGAAATAATGTTTTCAAGCGTCTTGGTTATGTCTCCCTTCCTAATAGAAGAGATGGCGCGTTTTGCTTGTGTTGATTTCATTTTGACCCTTCCGTTATTGACCCGACTAAAAGCCTGTTATTCTTGCGAGGCAGGCTCGTCGTCAAGTTCAGTCGTAGAACCTTCACTAATAAAAAGGTTTGTCAAATCCTCCTCTATTCGGTCAAACAGATGGTAGGGTGTAACCTTTTTGTAGAGTTGTTCAAATAGACGGTGTGTTTTTAGGCGAAGGGTTTCTCTTACATAGTGGCGCTGCTTGTAGCGCCTTTGTCTTTCTGCTACTGTTCTGTCTATTTTTTTAGGCACGCCAGTCTTCCAACCTTTTTTGTAGTTTGTTCTTTGCCTTCTTGTAGATGTTTTGGACTGTCTGGTGGGAGCAGCCCATTTCTTTTGCGAGGAGACGAAGCGACTTGCGTTCCTCTGCTATTGAATAAAACACAGATCTTTCACGGTCGTTTAGGCAGTCGTCTATTTGATCACAAAGTTCTTCGTAGCGTAGTCTGCTGTCTGGTTCCACTTGCGAAAGGTAAGGCTGGGTTTGAATCCAGTCCAAGTTTATTGGAACTGTTTTGATCCAGTCGTCATAAAACGGCAGGCTCTCTACCTCGTGCCAAGTCTGGCAGGCATTCAACCTGTCCGTGTGTGTTGCTCTCTTCTGTCGCATAGTCTTTGAACCATAAGTTCTTTTCTTCATAACAAACCTCCTAATAGCATTCTACTTGCTATGGAGTAAATAGTCATAGAAAGTTTGTAAAGACTTTATTTCATAGACTTTTTGCCTTTACATCTCCAACGCTTACGAGAAAGGTTGTTGGGCGTGTTCGGGTCGTTCTGCTTTTTCTTTGACAAGCGCTTCTTTATTCCATAAGAACGAGCACAATAAGAATCGCCCTTCTTTGTTCCCGGCTTCACACGACGACCACCGCCCTTTGCTTTGCCAGCCTGACCGTAGGAAACCTTTTTAGTTCTACCGGTCTTTTTGTTTTTGACGACCTTGACTTTTGCTTT